ATTCATCTAAAAAACCTCTTGTAATCTTTCATAGTGCTTCTCACACCTTCATCAACGAAACCTTTGCCAGTGCCGGCTGTGGTGTACTTACGCACCACATGAGTGCCATCCGCACGCCTGCCGCGGTTCTGGTACTGCGAATAGACTGGCTTCCATGTCAATCTGATAGCATCTCTGCCGATTCGCCGTACCTCAACATTGCGGGACTTGAGCGACCCTCTACGTCTGAACGGTGCGGTGAGGTTGGATACTGTCAGAGTGTGATTCGCCATTGCGTTCAATCCTGTCGCTGCCTGATTCTGGAAGAATCGTTTGACGGCGACTGTATTGTCGACCACCGGCACGATTACACCTCTCTGTCGAGCCTTTCCAGCTCAATTTCAACGTGCTGCACTATACCGCTAGTGACAACCACTCTACCAACTGCCACATTAGCGACGCGGTACACCCGCTTAACGCCAAACAGCGTCACCTCGGCGAAATATCCCTCAATCGAGTAGCCAGTTGACGACAACCAGCTATCTCGGCCGTCCAGATACGCTCTAGCATCACCCGTCATAGCGTCGTAGCTACCGCCACGAGTCAAGCCACTTGTCTGCTCAACAACACACTTCACGTCGTGCCGCTCTCCGCCAGTTTGGCGATATGTGCCGTTGACAGGCGCAACCAGCGTGATGCTATCGCGGAATATCATGACGATGAACTCCACGCTGGCTCAGTGGCGTATCAGTGTAGCCAGACACCACGCAATTGCTGATTGGCTTTACAAACTTTGCCAGTAGATCAACGTTCGCCTCAGCGAACTGGTCGATAACTTGCTTGGTGTTGTCATATGTCACTGAATGACTCAGCACTGTTTCAGATTTTACATTGTTATAAAAACTACCTTGATTAGCTATTGACAGCGTGTCAAATAGCCGTGCAATGAGGATTTTTAATCTGTATGGCAACGGCTCGCCATATCCCCACGCCGCTTTGACAACATGTCGCCCCGCCTCCAATGGCTCAGCCATCTCAATGATGTTGAACCAGCTGGCGTTCAGTTCGTCAAATTGACTTACACACTTAACTACCAGTGGTTTGCCGCTCTCAGTGGTTACCTCTGGTAATAAGCTGGTGAACGGATCGACAATTAGGAAACGTGAGCCGCAAGTTATCTCATATCGACGCGGCGTATTTGCCTCGCCCTGCATTTTGACGTCCAGCAGCGTTTCCAACGTCTCCGTCACCTGCTGTAATAGCCGCTCAAAATACTCCGTTTCGGTATCAGAAAGGGGGCGTAAAAGTACGCCCTCGATATCTTCTTTAGTTACCAATGCTGTCATCTCTTACGCCCCTCTCTGTTAGGCTACGTGTTTAATAGCCACTGCTGCTGCGATGCCGCTCAATCCGCCGCCTGCAAAGATCTCTTGCAAGTACTCGTGCTTATTCTGCTTCAACGCAAAGTTGGTGTAGCTTTCAATTGACTGATCACCAACCACCTTGTATTTGTCAAATACAACCAAGTATGCATCGTTCTCGGCGTCGTTGGTGTCGTTGAACCACTGTGGCGTAAACTTGCCAGCAAGCTCCAAGTCTTCCAAGATGTTAACGCCTGGAGTGTACAGCATATGCTTGTCAGTACCTCGCTCATCTTTCAGGGCGGTGAGGTAGCCACGCTTTGCGATGATGTAAACGTCGCCCTCAGCCTCGATTAGGTCGCGTGCATTCAAGATAGCAGTACGGCGACTTTCTCCTGATTTTGGCGTATAGGTTTTAGCAAACACGTTGCCAGCCTTGGCGTCAGCTTTGACAGACACAAACGACTTGATCTTGTCATCGCTAGTGTCTGCTAAGCCGTCGCCGATAACGATCGCACGCTCGATACTTGCGATAATCCGCTTTGGCAACTCTTGCAATACGTAACGCAACAGTGAGCCAGTGCTCTTATTCTTGCGGATAGTTTCTTTATCCAGGGTCAGGTACTTGTAGATGTACTGACCTTCAAGCACACGGTTTTCGATAGCAATCGTAGCCTCTTTCTTGTCTTTACCAGCCTGGTGTCCCAATGCACCGTCAGTATTGGTGTCCCACGCAGTGTTGTAGGCGTCAAGTCCAGTTTTATCGACTAGGTTCCAAATTGGGCCGCCAGCCTTAAACGCACTCTCGACCGCCTCAACAACTGGGGCTGGGAATAATTTGTCAGCACCAGTAACAGCCATCCGTACACCGTTAGCCTCAAGCTTGTCCATCCACGCTTCGCGAACGGCTGCCGCACCAGCACCTGCCTGTGCTACCAGCACGTCAGCAAAGTCCTCTAGTGCTTTTGGTGTATTCAGGTAATTTACGACACTACCTTTGTCGACAGCTGCTGGATCAGCTGGTTCTTTAATTTGCATCTTTGCAATGTCTTTCGGATCCATTTCCGTATCCTCCTTAGGATTGTTATCAGTTGGTTCATCCGGTGCTGATTGATCAGCTTCGTCAGTAGGCTCAGCCTCTGGCGCGGCTTCCGGTGCCGCTGGTTCGTCAGTCTTTGTCTCAGGTTCAGTCGCGTCTTCGGTCGGTTCCGCCGCCTTAGCTGCCCCCGCTTCTGCTTTCGCCTTGATTTGTTCAACCAGGCTCTGCATTGACTTGGCATCTGCCTGCTTTACGGCTGACATACTGAATGCAAAGTTCATACCCATAACATTCTGTACGCCCTCGTCTTGCTTTTGCTTCTCTGGTGCTTCAGACACCTCATCGGCAAAACCAAGCTCGACAGCCTTATCGGCAAGCATCCACGTTTCCGCTTCCAGCAGCTCAGTGATCTTTTCATCGCTCAGCCCTGTTCGCTTGGCGTAGATAGGCGTGATGCCCTCCTCGATCTTCAGCAACACATCTTTGGCTTTCTCCATGTCGTCCACCGTGCCAGCCGCATAAACGGACGGGCGGTGAATCATGATCATTGAGCCTGGCGACATGATAATCTTGTCGCCTGCCATCGCAATTACTGATGCAATCGACGCCGCTAAACCATCAACCCTGACAGTGACATTTCCGTTATGATTCACAAGTGCGTTATAAATCGCCAAGCCCGCGAACACATCGCCACCGGGGCTGTTAATGACAACTGTCAAATCGCCCGCATGTTGCTTGAGTTCGTCGCGAAATAGGTCGGGTGTGACTTCGTCGCCCCACCAGGTATCGCTCGCGATAGGCCCGTCAAGTATAAGCTCTTGATTATTCGATGAAACGGAATTGCTCCACTTCCAGAACTTCATGCTTTATTTCCTTGTTAAAGTTTGCTTTCGACTCCTGCTTGCCCGTCCAATTTGAGCGTCTTGCTCTCGTCTTATTTCTAAGACTACAGATTACGATTTATCGAACTCATAACGCACCTGCTCATCTGTCGAGGCGGCGTTTACGATCTTGATATTATTGACATGTTTACACTTCGCGTTACTACAACGCACCTGTGCGATCATCTGCGTGACGCCCTTGATGTTCAGATAGCGGCCGCACTCCTCGCATCGCAAATCCAGATCAGCCATCTCGTCATCGATAATTCGCCGCTCAGTATTGAGATATGCCTTGACAACGCGGTATTTCGGGTGGCAATGGCCGTTCGGGTGTACGTCGTAGCCGTCATTCTGCGCAAAATTGTTGATGAATATGCCGCCGTCCCTGCCAATAATTGCCTCATTCAGGCTTAGGATTGGCTCATCAACCGCCACCCACTTATCGATTAGCGTTGCACAAAACTCACACGGCTTGCCGGTCTCGCTCTCCATAGCTTTTTCGATCAGCGTTCCTGTTTGGTTTTGCACCTGTTTCATGGCTTCAACACTCGACAGTGCATCGGCCCGTGATATCTCAGTGCGAGCCATTCGCTGCACTCGCCATTCGTCGGTCTTCATAATGCCACGCAGCTTCTCCTCTAGCTCAGATTGTGCCCAGCCGTGCGATGCCGCATGGTCAAGCACTCGGCGAATTGAGGCAGCCGTATCGTCAGCATATGAGCGAGCCACGTTTAGTAGATATGCTCGGTATGCTTCCTGTGTTGATGCTGCCACCACAAAGCCCGTTAGCTCGGCCGTGGATACGCCGTTGTCTATTAGTAACTGCTTGCCATCCTCAAAATAAATCGCACCTTGAACTATCATCAAAGCCACGATAATCAACAGCAACGCCTCGGCAAACTCGTTCTGCTCGTCGTCTTCCTCGGTACTGTTTTCAGCCACCTGTCGCGATTCAGCAATAGCTCGGTCGACTTGTTTCTGCATGAACTCCGTCGTTGCATCATAAATCAGCTGCTCGAAATCATCGAGCGTCTGTGGCTGCTTGTCGGCTGATGCTTTTGGGCTGGTGCCATTCGCTTCTCCCCAAACCCCCATGTCGCCAACCTTGCGGCGGTCTGGCGCGTCTGCTACTTCGTCACCCTCGTCAACGTCTGGCTTATCGTTCTCAATCTCTGGTGGCTTGTAGTCGCCCTTACGCAACAGCTTAAAGTTGTTCGGTAATTTCAACGCATCAATGATACTGTCGGTGCTGTAGCCTGCCGCTTCTAGCTTCAAGATACTGTTAATCCGAACATCATCAGCCTCAGCCTGTACTTTCACCTCGTCAACAACCTGAGGAATAGCGAATTCATAAGTAATGGCTATGCCCATGCCACCAGTGATTCGGTTTAGCTCGTGCGTCAGCTGTGTGTAGTTGCGTAGTAGCAATGGATCAACGACGTTCTCGGCGAATACCTGCTTTGACACCTGCGCGTTGGCGTATGTCGCAGTGTCATCAATGCCTTTCATGATTGCCGAAACGCCAAATGACGTATCAATTCGCCTGTCAACCTGCTTGAATAAGTTCTCGAAGTCAATATCTTTGTTTGGTTGCGAGAACGGCACCCACTCAACAGCCGCGGTAGTCGATGGCTTGCCGGTCTTAGAGTCAACCGGTCGGTGTGTGTAGGTGACGTTGTTATTGCTGCCAGCTCCGCGATGAGCGTCTTGCAACATCGCCACGCTCTCTTGGAATGATTGCCGTGTTGGTGCGGTAATAATGAACTGACCAGCTGGCACTGCTCCGTTCTCGAAAAAGCCAGCTTGAAAGTCAGCAATGTAGTCGTCAAGTGTCGCCCACCGGCGTGAGGCTTCAGACGGCGAATACCCAGCGTACAGGTCGTTTGGATCGACACCACCAGGCAATACCAGCACTTCATCTTCAGTAAACGTCTGTGTGCCGACTGTGTATGTTGTCTTGTCGCCAACTCGTTCAACTAGCGGAAACTCCAAGAACGTGAAACCAGCAATATTCTTGCCGCCCTGCCCCATAAAATCACCGCCAGGCTTTGCTACTCCGCCATAGTTGCTCCATACCAAAATATATGTCTTGCGTAGCGATAGCGTCGATACGGCTATCTTCTCAGCAAACGCTACAGAGCTGTCAGATTTGTTAGGGTGATACAACGCGTTAATGACTTCGTGTGGCACCTGCTTGCCATTGCCGTCAATAGCAAACGGTCGCACTGTCATGTATTTATTGGCAACCGTTCGAATATTAGGATAAGCTGTCGCGTAACTGCTGGCTCGGTAATGATCGAACATCGATAATCTCTGAAAAGCGGGGTCAACGCCGCTCACACGTCGCTCACTCCTTAACCCCATGGCTGTTTTAATAATTCCCATCTACTTATTGCTCCTGTATAAATAAACCGACCAAAATATCAGCTGTACGCCGACAAACACCACTGTGGCGACCTTGCCGCCATAATATAGCCAAATGCAAAATGGCACGCCGACAAACATCAGCAGTCCTATCCACGCCTCAATGACAGTGTCCCTGTCTGGCTTTTGAAACTTTAATTTGCGCAAAAAGTCTTTCAATTTCATATAGTCCTCTAACTGTAAATATACGGATTACATAATTCCGCACCACTCCATCACCACTTCATGCCGCAACTGCATCCAAAATCCCATCAATACCGAATCGAATATGTCAGGCGATTTGCCGAGCCGCTTCTTGATTGATTCCTTAGACTCCAACACAAACACCTTGTCTTTGTACTCGTGGTGGTGCATCTGTGCCTCTTTAATGAACTCATTGAGAAATGGAAAGCTCTCGAGGATTTTAACCTTGCCACTATCCAATCCCATCGCCAGCATATACGCCACCTGTGATCGTAAATTGTTAAACGCCATCAACTCCTGTGAACGCTCGGCATCCTCTCGACTCTTCGGCTCGTCGCCAAATGTCAAAAATGGATCAGGCGCAAAGCCGGACTTAAACACGGCAAACTCAGCACCGCGGTCTTTACCACCATCAATAACACCAACACCGACACCCACGCCGTCGACTGCAATATTCTCGTAACCGATAGCGAAGTTATCTGAATGCTCAATCAGCCACTCAGCTTGCTTGCCTGTTTCCATCTGCTCGCTTGAATCTTTCGTGATGCTGCCATCAATCAGTGTCAGGTTCTCCCAATCTGCTGCCACGCTACGGTCAACGCCATCACGCGCCACGTCATAGCCGGTCGTCTTACGCCCTGGCTTGTAGCTCTTGACGATCGCCTTGGCGAAAATACTCGAGCGGAATATCGTCTTGCTCTCGTCTTGGTACTCCCAGTTGTTTTTCAGGTACCGTTCAACCCACCACGTCGGGTTGGTCATCATCGCGTCAATATCTGATTGCATTTGCCACGAGTCTGACAAATCAAACTCAACCACACGAATGTTCGGCGGCAGTGGCTCATACTTGCCATTTCCGCCGTACTTCCAACGCATGTATACCTCTTTAATATGATCAACATCGTTTGGATTGAGGGTGATAATGGCGATACTCGGTTGCCCGTTGGTGTTGCGGCGACCTTTACGGGATCTAGCCGTGGTGAACATCGTCAGCGACAATTCGTCAGCCTCGTCAATATGACTAGCACTGGCGTTGATACCTTTAATCTTCTGACCGTTCCTGTCTTTCGTCTCGTCCGCTTCTACAAAGCCAATCTTTGAGCCGTTTGGGAACTTAATTTCATAATCTTGGCCGTTGTACGTATAGTCCTCGCCCTCCTTGAAGTTCTTACGATCAAGCATCGTCAGATACGACGGAATCACCGACCGCTTCGCAGTGCTGATATTCTTGCGAAAAACCGTCCAGTATGTCTTCTCAAATGTGTCACAAATATCGATGCCGATACTCGCCGCGATATCTGTCTTGCCAGTGCCTACCGCACCAATCAAATAAATAGTATCGACTTCGTGACAGTCGTTAATAATATCGACAACGCTTTGCTGCTTCGGCTTTAATTCTAGCGACATAAACTATTCGCCTTTCGTTTTGCGCGGCTTGATAGTCGAGACGATCTTTGGCGGCTGTTTCTCGCGAACATCGACAGATAGGTCAACGTGATCAACCGGCTTGCCAAATGCTCGGTCGAGCATGTCCTTAATAGCCTTGTTGTCTGGCTTCTGCGTGGCAATGAAATAATACTCGTCGTCCACACCGTCCAGCTCGCCATCGAGAAATGCCGCAATAGTTTCAGGGTCGGTGACTTGCTCTGCCGGTAACCGATTACCCTTGCGGTCAGTCCTGATCACAAACAACAACTGCACGCCAGTAGCCAGCCGAAACTGTGCTTCGTATAGCTTGTCAGCGTTCCTAGTGATTCGGTCTAAAATCCGCTGCTTCTCTTTCATTCGGTCGAGAACCTTTTGAGTCTTTTTGCCTTTGACTCCGCCGCTGCCTTTTCTGGCTCCGCCATGAGTCGATGGTGACGTGCGTTTGCAACTGGCTACGTGAATATCGTAGTTGTCTTGCCGCTTATATTTTCGGCCGCATTTAGGACATGATTTGAAGTCATCTTTCATGATTATAATTCTAGAGATTGACACGTAGTTCTTTTGGTATTGACTGTTCGGAAACGGCTGAGATGTGTACGCCGTAACTATTTGCGATGAGCTGTGCTTGCATGAAAGTCAAATCTTTCGTGTTCCTCAATTTGCGCAGCATATTCTGGTATGGTTTTTTGTTTCGATCTTGCCAAGACTGCAAGAGGATGTAGTGTGACAATGGTTTGCATTTTCGCTCGTCACCAATAATAATTGCCTGTTTTGAAATATAATAAATGGCGACCTGCCCGATCTCCTGACGGCGTCGCCTCGTCTTGTCTTGTTTGTCAATTTTTAGCCACTTTACCATGTTTGTTATCCCTCCTCTACTTCTGAAATATACAGATTAGGCGCTGGCAATCGCGGCCTCCCAACCGCTCAATCTCACCAGCGCCTAGCTATAAAATGCTTTGACTGTTTTATCAAGCAGTCAAGCGTTCCACTTCAGTCATAAACCCCTCAAGTTATTGACTCAATAAACTCAATGGCCGCATCACAACCCTTGCAAACGACAGTCTGAACGCCAGCCTCATTGAGCGTTTTAATCCACTGTTTTTGATTTTCTGATGTTACTCCTCCTTTCTTGCGTTTCATTTCGATGAATACCAAACGATTTGCGTATGTATTGGTATATGATGATAGATCCTCTCGAGGCACATTGTCGCCGTATCCATACCAGACATCCGGCACGACTACGGCCAAGTCAGGCACACCAGAACTCACGCCAAGCTTTTTGTTCTTCGCTTTCTGGCTCCAGCTTCGGGTGTAGGTTTCATTCGGCACGCGAAAGTGTGGATAGCCTTTTAGTCGCAACCACTGCACAAACGCTTCTTGCTCTTGATCTTCGTATGGATTATCTATGTTTGCGAGATTAGGCATTATTCCCACTCCTTAATTCCAAAATAAATCAACCAGTCTTGCTTGTTTTCTTTGATGGATTTTTCAATGCTGTCATATGTGTCGAAGTAAACAGCTGAAGGATATTGCAGAAAGGCAGTCGATTCAATCAACAACTCTTTATCATTGTGGTTGTAATAAACTGTCCACTTATTCTGATTGTCATTATTCCAATCTGGTTTAAAGTTTGATGTACGGCGTAGTCTGACTTCAGCTAGTTTGCGTTCATGAGCTTCTTTACATTCTTCTTCGGTGCGATAGACAAACCCAAAAGCAAGACGTTTATTGTCTGTATAATTGTCATTCCAAATATCTGAACATACACTCCCATGGTCACTAATGTAGAAGTACCAATCGTCATATTTAGGCTTCCAGTGAATACTGTTTACTGGTTCTTTGATTTCCTCGAACCATTCTGTGAGGATTTCTGGAAACTTATCAAGAGTAGTCTTGTGATACATCATCAAATTCAGACCAGTATCTGCAATCTCTGGTTCTTCTGGCGTGCCAGCCATAAGGTTGCCCAGGCTAGACACGTAAGCTAATTGCCCTGCTTTGAATGTTGGTAAATCTTTTAGAAGTTTATATAGTCTCATTTTTCCTCCACTAATTCAGAGTTTTCGTGAATATTACCAGCGACTTCTAGTTGTGTTAATTCAAAGAGAGATTCAGTCACACCTGCACACTCGCCTACAAATCCACCATCAGCAAACTTAACCACCCAGTACTCAATAGGCTCGCCAGTGTCATCTATAAGGACGTCGCCCTCGCAGATTTCCGTGCCGTTCTTGTCTTTTAACCCAGTGAATTGTTCAAAGACTAGGCGGTCGTTGTCTACACTATCTGTGAGTTTGAAACTCACACACCCGCCGTAATGGGGCGATGGGTTGCGCATTGGGACGTCCTCTGGCGGGAATAGATGTATATATTTGAAATTACAGAAAGTACCTCTATCTTTTATACTTCCCCAATCTGCACCAGCTAATGTTAGATATAAATGGCATTGTTTATCCCAGACCCTGAACTTAATTTCCCGCATCTCTCAAAACTCCATAATGATTATTTGGTATTTCATTACCACCAGCTAGGATAAGCAAGTGAATAACGTCTTTTAGCTCTCGATTGTCGTGAGCGCTACGAACAGATATCATTGGATTATCATAATGATGACCGTTTTCCTCGATAT